ACGTCTTGGTCATACTGATCACGCAAGCGATAAGCAGCGCGGTCAGAAGCCATCTGCATGAAGTTTACATGCGAGTGAGCAGCTTCAATGTCGTCAATCTTGAAAGCAAAGTAGTTGGCTTGATCAACCACCAGCGTGAAGTCTTGATCGTCAAGTTCCTGTGCAGTGATTTGAGTACCACGAGCATAGTTTTGAACCGACACTTCAGGCTCTTTGATGATCTTGACAGAATCGCCCATGTTGGCAATTTCGCCAAAGTAGTCGTTGTTGGTGATAGCCTCAACGGTAGACGACTTGCGGAAGGCTACTTGTACCTGCTTGGAATAGATAACGGCAGAAAAATTGCCGTTGCTTAGTTGACCGTACCCCGGTGCGGATGGAAAAGCCATTTTAAATCTCCTATAGATAGTTTGGCATATAATCAAATACGATAAACACGTCTACAGAGGCTGGCTTAAATTGGTGCGTATTAATGTCTAATGCCTTAAACATTTACACGGGCAATTAAGTTACAGGTAATTCTGTTAACTCATTGTTCCTCGTCACAAGCAACTAAAGACAAACCGATCTTCAGTCATGTCTTACATTACTTAAGAGTTTCTTACAAGTTGGTTGGTATTGCTACGGCAACCTGTCACTCTTTACAGAACTAGGCTTATTTAATAAACCAAGAAAGCAGTTTCTGTTCGCTCTGTAAGATAGTTATAACACTGCTTTTTTTACTTTGTCAACTATTATCGACTTGCGCCACTAATATCGTAAATAAATTTACCAGATCGAACAGCTTTAGTAATGGCTTCTTGATTAGCTTCGTACTCTTGAATGCTCATCCGATTAACCTGACTCTCTTTAAAGGAGCCTTCGACGTTGTCTGAATCAGGGGCTGCCTTACTCCGACGAACACCAACACTAGCCGCAGCATCTTTGCTTGTAGAGCGACCAATGTTCTTGTCACCTTTGTAAAGATCAATTGCACGAGAAGCTGACTTAACATCTGTCTCGTTGTTGTACAGAGCGTCTTGAATATACTTAGGCTGCTCTTCAACCCATTCATGAAAGTCATCCGTGTCTTTAATCTTTTCAAAATCAGGATGAATCTTTAGCAAAGCAGCCTCAGCTTTTTCACGAGCCGTAAGTTTTTCTTGTTCGTCCAAAGCTTTAAAGCGTTCTTCCAAATAGGATGCTTGTTCTTTAGCTTTTTTCAAGGCAATGGTTTCAACAATCTTTGCAACATCAGGATAGGCTTGAACCCAAGCAGAAAGTTCTTCCTCGCTCTTTGGCATTTTAATTTGTTGTTCAGTGCTTTGCTGAAGTTGGCTTTTTAGTTCGTCAATTTGTTTTTGAAAAGCATTTTGTTGTTCTTGAGAATGCCTACGCAAATCGCCATAACGTTTCTTAAAGCTTTTCTCTTCAGCGCTTTCTGGTTCTGCTTCAGCAACTTGAGCAGGAGATTGTTTAACTCCTTCAATCAAAAGCTTCAACTCAGCTTCTTCTTTTTCAATGCGTTCAGCATTGGCATTTCGTTTACCATACGAAGACATAACCTTTGATTGTTCAATTACCGCTTCTGTCATATTTACCTTTTAAGTTGGGGCTAGCTGTAGCCAGCATTGCTGGGGAGATAGGTAGCCATTAATGGTGAGTTGTTGTAAAGTATCTTCCAGCCCACCACTGGTTTAGATATTGATATTATAGGTTATTTAAATTTCCACCAACGGTTCCTCCACTTCCATCGCCACCACCATTCTGTTATCACATCAGCAAAAGATGTATTTTTTAAAACAAGTAAAGAAGTCATAATTTTTAGCAGTTGTTAAGATTATTGATATCCCTCAGCATCAAACCCACCAAAGTCTACCCCAGCAACTTCGCCAGTGTTGCCTGCAACTGTCGTTTCTGTCTGAGCCGTATTGACATTATCTTCATTGGAAAACCTATCAGGGCCCGCAAAACGCTCAGGGGCAAAAGAGGTAACTGAGAGTGATGGTTGCGCTATGGGAGCCCCAACAGTTGCATCCCCCTCAACATTAACATTGCCACTACGCCCGCCCATACCAAAAGGACTTGCCCCAAATGAGTCTCGCCCGGTAAAGCCGAATTCATATGCGTTAGGACTAACATTACCTATTGGCGGGGGGCCGTACTCTGGACCAGCAGGATCATAACTTGCTTTCTCACTTCTTTGGAATGCTTCTCTATTTGCTTCCATAACCGTATCTAGTGCATCGTTTGGTGATATGTTTTTACTAATAGCTAAATCAATAGTTTCGGCAATAATTGATTTTTCACTTTTCTGAAAAGCTTCTTTAGCTAAAGACATCTTTTCATTTGCTTCTACATTTTGTGACTTCTCATAAGAAGACAAAGCAAAATCAGCAAGCTTAGCGAGGTTAAGTCCAAGATTTAGTCCCGGAACAAATGATGCTGCTGTAGTGACAACAGGCGAAATATCTTTCAAAGAGTCACGCCAACTTGATCTATCTGACGCTGGTCCTAAGCCTAATATATCTGGGCCAGACGGAGAGGCTCTTCCGTTACCACCTCTACCAGCACTGTCTTGACCACCACCAGCACTGTCTTGACCACCACCAGCATCGCCTTGCTGTGCATCTGGTCCAGTTGGGGTTGTTCCTTTTGTTGGAGTTGTATCTGTAGGTGCTGCACGAATATGATAGCCAGCAGGAATAGCAAGTTGAGGCTCACCGTTAATGAATGGAATAAAAATCCTATTGCCCTTGTCGTCCTCCATAGGAATCATTTCAAATCCCTTAATAGGGGCACGTTTATAGATTTCTTTATTAATAACAGGATCGTAACCAACAGAGCCACCGGGTGCATAGCTTTTAACAACCCCGCCCTTATTGTATTCATTCTCACCATCTTGCTCACTCATTGCAGCATCAACAGATTTAGAAAACTCCTCATCGTTGTCATAGCTATCAATGGCTTCTTCTGAAACTTGTTCAGCATTACCCATGCGACCACCAGCTTCCATTTGTTTCAAGCTGTCTTGAGCCTCTTTACGCATTGCTTCAAGTTTAGCAATACCATAATATCTAGTGACATCTGCTGGAAAAACATATTCTCCTACGCTGAGTTTTGCATCAACATCATCCCTAACTTCTTCTTTCAAAGAACCCGGTGGAACATCATTGCCACTAACTTCATCGACGGTTCCACCTTCTTGCATAATGCCACCATCGGCAAACATTTTACTTTTGCGTTTTTTGTACATTTATTTCATCCTTCAAATACTTAAGATGCCGCAAAGCAGCAATGGCACCCTGTGCCTTATACAAATCAATTGGCTCTGTTGATTGCTCTAGCTTTCGTTGGTGCTGCATAATGTTGTGATCAATCATTTCTTCAAAAGCTTGCCATTGAAGAGGCGTATTAACCAACGGTTTTAACTTAGCTAAATACTCTTTCATGCCATTGGTTCCGCAGGAGCAGGAGCGGCAGGAGGAGCAGCAGAGAACCCCTGCATGCCCGGCTCAGGAGGCGCTCCAATACCAATGTTGCCACCACCACCGCCTGTTTGATCTGCGACGCTTGGAGGGCCTGCTACGCCCTGTGCTGCGGGTGCGGCAGGTGCCTGCTGTTGCTGCAGCAAAGCCGCTTGTTTCATTGCCTCGTCCATGTTGTTAGTAACCTTTTCTGGATCAAGGTCCATGCTCTTAGCAATTTCACGAATGATGTAAGGAAACTTGGCAAAGGGAGCAAGGGAGGGTTGGCTAGCAATCTGCAAGAACTGCATTAGTCGTTGACTACGAACTTCATTAGCCATCAAGCTTTCAGTGCCACGAGCATTAACTTCCAAGTCTCCTTTAATCTCAGGGTCGTAATCAAACTGCATATTGAAGTTGAAATATGCTTTGCCAATTGGCCCAAGCAAATAATCATCAATGTTTTTAATTACAGTTTTAACACCACCAGAGGCAGCGTTCATCAACATGGAAATACCAGAGGCTGTACGACCTACGCCAGACACTCCCGTTTGTCCGTGCGAGAACGAAGGAAGCCCTGTAGATTCATCAGCAAGCTGACGAGCTTTATCAAATAACTGAAGATTCTCTTGAGCTACGTTAGGAAACTTTGTACCAAACAAGCTTTGGCCCGGAGCACCACCTTGCCTACGAAACACTTTACCGGGATGAACTGAAAAGTCTTGGCCGGGAACTAGATTGGTTTCATCAATTTCAAAAACCAAATTACCAGATAACACAGCGTTATCAACAGCCATTCGCATGAAGCCATTCATCAACGTCTGTGTGTCATCCATGTTTTCACCAACACCAACGCCTGCTAAAGAATATGGATTCAACTCATACGGCACAGCGTAGTATGGAATCTTTGACGGCTTGAAAGGATTCAACACAAGTCGGATAATCTTTTTGTTGCAATACCAAATATTTGCCTGCAGCTCACCTTCGTTTTCAAGTTCTGCAGGAATATCAATGTCGTTTTCAATCAACATCTCAATATCAACATTGCCCCAATATTCCAACACTTCAAACCTGTCAATACCAAAGTTTGGAGCAAAGTCTTTTAGATCGTCTTCCCAATATTTCTTTGTATACGATTCGCCTTCTTCAATAACTTCATCAATAACTTTGCTACGGAAGAATGGACGACGCTTCAACGCTCTAATCTGTGAGCGGTTAAGCTTATGCCGTTCAATTACATATTGACATTCGTCGGTGTTATTTGCATCAGTGTCCCAATAGAAGTTCCAAATAGAAACACTAGAAAGTTCTGGTACTGTCTTAATTAAAGGGTTGTAGGTGCCCTCTTCTTCCCAATGTGGGTATTCCTTATTCGTACCAAAGGGGCCTTTCATTACACCTGTGCCAAACAACGCCATTTCAAAAGCAACAGAACGAAGATGCTTTGATGCATTGCTTTCATCAAGCTGGTCATGAATCTTCTTCTCCATCTTCTTAGCAGCCACCATAGCTGGACTAAAAGTAATTGATGTTGGAGTTACTCCGGGGCCTTCTTTCAAACCGGGCAAGTCTTTAAGTTCATCTTTCATTGAACCAAGAAGCTCTTCAAGCGTGTCTAAGTTAAAGTCTGCAGTGATTCCTGCACTTCCTTTTTCACCATAAGGGATGTTTAACTTTTGCTTTTCAGTGGATGGTGGTTCTTTAGGATCGAAATGAACATCAGCAACAATACCATCTGGCAACACCGACGGGTCAATGCTAATTGGAAACTTATTGTTAGACAACAACACATCAACAATTTGCCCGTAAGCAGCAAGTGTCTTAGTCTTTGTAACTTTAATAAACACACGAGACTTTTCAGTTTCAGTGAATTGAACATCAGGTCCGTACAAACCACGATAGTTTCGATAGGCACGAAGCCAACGAATCTCATCAGCGCGACGACCTTCTTCAGCACGAGTAAACCGTTCCCTAATGAAAGGAATGAGAGTGCTTCCTGTAAATCCTAGATTGTCACCAACCTTCTTAATGTCTGCCAAAGCCAAAGAAGTATCTGGTGTGTATTGTTTAGTTGCCATGTTTTCCTTAATATCCGAAATGTTTATCAGCCATAGGCATTCCTGCTGCCTTTGAAGTGGTAGGATTATAGTCCCAAATACTACTGCGTGGTCTACTCATAATGCCATACCTAATAGCATCGTACAAATGGTCTTCTGATTTGGTGTCAATGTCTTCAGGGTTTCTTTTGTCTAACGGTATTACAGGTAATTGAGCAATAACATTAATACAGTTACTTGTTATAACCATCTTTGGCATATTTGTAAACGGATCAGTCTGTAAGCGCCTATGTAGCTGCTGCTTGCCTGCAACCCTACTACCAGCACTGCGATCAGCAGGACGCCAACGACAGCCTTCTAGTATCATTTGCTCAGCAATGGAGGGACCGTTGTCACCACGCTTAGCCCAACAACTACTATCCAACACACCATACCTAATTGTGCCATCTTTTGCTTCAACTTGATTAATTAGCTTAGCCAAATCAACAGCAAGCACTTTAGATACGTATAATTCCCTATAAATTATGAGTTGATCGCTAGGAGACACAGCAAACCACACAATTGCGCTGTAGCTTCCATACCCATAATCACCCGATCTAAACCTAGTCCAGTTTTGTGGAATGTCAAAAGGCTCAACAACGTGAATAGTTCGATTAAACTCTGGAAATGCAGCACCTTCCGCTACATCCCAATTACCTTCTAGCAATTGCTTGCGCTGATGTTCAGGCAAAGACAACAACATGGTTTCATAATCACCAGATTCTGCCAAATAAGGATTATCAGACAGCCTTGCTGGTATAAACCTACGTTTAAACAAGGGTTGACCCTCCTTGCTATGACCTTTTGGGTACAGCATTGTCTGCCCTGTTTCAATATCGGTGGCATTGAAAGCTTTTCTGGCAGGAGAAGGGTCAATAAACATCTTTTTCACCCAAGCATGACCCGGCCCACCCGGATTTGTCGTTGCTCTCATGAAAATAGGGAGGTCTGCTGCAGGAGTACGCAGCCGTGAACGCATATAGTTCCAAGCAAACGGTGTATGCCACTGCGTAAGCTCGTCAAAACCAATCCAACTAAAGGCTAGCCCTTGATAACGAAGCACATCTTCGTCCCTGTCTAGGTATGACATCCACAATCTAGCCCCTGAAGGAGCCTGCCATTGCATCTTACGCTCACTCCACTTAATACCGGGGTAAATCTTTGGATACATTTCCTGAGATTTCCAGATAAGCTCACGAAGTTCTTCAGTTGTATGGCGCAACAACAAACCAGAGAATTGTGGATGCCCCATATAGCGTAGAGGATCAGCTAACATTGCATAGCTTTTACCACCACCAGCACTACCACCATACAAAACCTCACGCTCAGACGCTGCTAGAAAGAAAGACTGAGGACCAGCGTTAGGCTTAAATACAATGTTCTGTGTTTCCAAGGGTGCCGGTGTCAAAACTGGCTCTAATTTTTCTGTACTTGTCGCTGCTGAGGTAGGGGTCTTCTTCTTTGACGCCGAGGCGCTGCTGGTACTCTTCGGCCTTCCTAAGCGCTTCTTCGTAGCGCTGGGCAAGCTTGCGATAAGTTGAAGATTTTCTTTTACGGGACTGTTCATCTTTGATTCGTTTCAACAAACCTACGTGAGATATTGTTCTACCAGTTAGCTTACTCAACCACGCTGCAACATCTCTGGATGAATACTGCTTTAAATGCTTCTTAGCTTTCTCTAACGCCTCAAGCTCGTTTGGTATTGGATCAAGCCATCCTTCATCAACACCATCCTTATAACCAAACGGAACAGTTCTTCCTATTTTTGGAATGCTAACATATGTTGTTGTATCTATTGGCTGTGGAAGCACCCACGCCCCTAAACCACTCATCAGTCTTCCTCGCGGTCTTTCGCTGGTAATATCATCACACCATTGGTTGCTTCAACAACCACCTTCTCTGTCTTAACAAAACCAGCACGATCAAGGAAGTCTTTAGCAGCATTAATCTTTTCTTTGATACCAAGCTGTGTAGGATCATCAATAGCACCAACCACAGCATACGCAGCCTTTGGTGCATTCATTGCAATGTAGAGCTGGGTAGCATCAACAATCTCTTCTTTGAGATAGTTGGTTAGCTGACGAGTGCTGTAGCCTATAGAGAATCCAGCAAGCTGTTTAGCAACATTAATGTTACCGCCTGCTTCGTCAAACAAAACTTCAAGAAACTTCTTGTGTTGTTCTGATAATTCTTTTGCCATATATTTCCTTAATTATTGACGACTAGCTGGATCAAAATATTCTTCAACAGTGACGGTTGCGTCCATAGTTGAACCAGCCTCTGATGTAATTGTCAAAGTGTCACCAGCGTTCAACACCAAATACGATTGATCAAACTTTAAGAAGTTGTAAGCTGAAAGTGTATAGCCAGCAACAATTGAATAGCTACTACCACTATGGCTATCTGTCCAACTAATAGTGACAGTCTTATTGCCAGAGCCTTTGTTAGAAACAACCAACAATACTATCTGTGCTGTGAAGTTTGCTGGACAAGTATAGACAACAGTTGGAACAGCAGCAGGCAATGCTGTGCCCTTGCTGCGTTGTTTCGGTGTTGGTAATGCCATTGTTATTTCTTCTTCATCCGTGAAGCTTCAGACAAAGCAATAGCAATAGCTTGCTTTGGATTTTTAACAAGAGGACCACCCTTGCCACTATGCAGACCCTTGTCCTTGAACTCGCCCATGACAGTAGCCACCTTCTTTGTTTGTTTCTTTGTCATTGTTGCCATTGTTATTTCCTCATCTAAACTTAGCTGTCTTCTTAACCACACCTTTAGGTTGTGCTACAAACTGCTTACCCTCTGCTGTGCCTTTACGCTTGGCCTTGGTTGTGGCAGCATACTCCGCAGAGGTTAAAGCTTTGATGGCCTTCTCAGGTAGGTAGCGCTCTCCTGTTTCAGACGAGGGTTTACCAGACTTTGTTTGCCATTTCTGATCACCCCAATCCTTTAAAGACTTCTGAGGAGCTTTCATTATTTCTTTTTCTTAGGCGGTGTATGCGTAAGAACTTTGCTGGTGGCTGTATGCTTAGCACCTGTCATCAAAACATTACCAGACTTGTGTGTTTCACCAACATAAACTTTACCATTAGGCAAATAATGTGTTTGACTCTTACTCATGATTTATAACGTCCACCTTTTGCTTTATATTCTTTTGCTAATAGCTGAGCTTTTCTAGCTGACCATTCATTAGCATCACCACCGCTGCTACCAGCTTTAATCTTTTCAAACAAAGCTTTTCGCATTGTTGGTTTGGTATAATTGCCTGCTTCATTAACTTTAGATTTAGCCATATCTTTCACCACTTTTTCAAATTGGCCCAATAGGCAGCACTCATCTTGCCCTTAGCAATGTTCTTAGCATGTCTGGCTTTGAAAGCTTCATTACGTTTGCTACCATCAGGACTGCCTTGCACACCCTGCTGACCAAACCTAATGAGCTTCACCACATCCCCTTCTTTAGCCAACACAACATGACTCTTGCTGGGATGTGATGGAGTTGCTTTAGGCTTGTTGTAGCCAGAGAACTCTTCAGAGCCTCGTTTAATTGGCATTACTTCTTAGCTTTCTGTGCAGGCGGTACTGATGCGCCACAATTAACATAACCACCCTTATTCATCATTGGCTTTTTAGAAGGCTGAGCCATGTTATTTTTTAAGCCTTTTAGAACCAAATACATCATGTGGCTTCATAGAAGCACCAATGCCTTTGTTAGTAATAAACCCACCCTTGTTCAAAGATGCAACAGAGTCCATTGCCCGTTTACGGGTATCATCATCAATGTTTTGGTTACGCCCTTCGCGTACACCTGTTTGTTTTTCAGGGGTAGCTTTATTGCTTTTCTTTTCGCCTGCAACTTCTGTAGTGTATTTCTTGCCATCATAAGTAAATACATCTTCACCTGCATCACGGGCTTTTTTGAAAGCAGCGCCAAAAGAGGAAAGAGAAGATTTATTATCAACCTTTTTCTCTTGAGAAGATTTATTATCAACCTTTTTCTCTTTAGAAGATTTCGTAGCAACGTCTTCAGCACCCTCTTCATCTTTAGACATTGGACCACGGGCATCAAGCAAGTCTGCATTGCTTTCTTTTTTACCACCGATCAATGAATTAGCAGCCCCAATGGCACCAAGACCTGTAGCAAGGCCAGCAGCAGCACCTACACCACGGCGACCAATAAACTCACTGCCTTTCTTGGCAACTTCAGAAGAACTTTTCTTTCCAGCTTCTGCCGCAGTACCAGATAAACGAGGTGGTGTAACTTCATCAGCCATCCCCATGAATTTCTCACCACGACGACCAATGATTTCACCGTCTTTCTTGGCAACATTCTTTCCAGCTTCTGCCGCAGGACCAGATAAGCGAGGTGGTGTAACTTCGTCAGCCGCACCCATAAACTTTTCACCACGGCGACCAATCAACTCACTGCCTTTCTTGGCAACTTCAGAAGAACTTTTCTTCCCCGTTTCTGCCAATCCCTTAGCCAACAAACGAGCTAAAACTGAGGCAACCATTATTTGTAACCCTTCTTAGACATACCACCCTTAGACATAGCCATGCCACCATAGTTCATCTTCGCTGGCTTCTTAGCCATACCAACAGCAATGACAATAGAAGGAGCTTTAGACATGCCCTTATCAGCACCCTTAGCAGGAGCTTTGGCAGGAGCTTTAGCAGGAGCTTTGGCAGGAGCTTTGGCAGGAGCTTTGGCAGGAGCTTTGGCGGCTACAGCACCGCCCTTAGCCATCATTGGTTGTTTCATAGCCATACCTCCATAGTTCATCATTGATTTATTAGCCATATCACCACCCATAGACATTTTAACATCTTTCACCATGCCACCCTTAGCCATTGATGGCTTATAAGACATATCTCTAGGCATCTGCGGTGTTGGCAAAGGCTTACCTGTAGGTATCTGTGGCATAGGCTTATCTGTAGGTATCTGTTGCAAAGACGGTGTAAACTGGGCGCCAGAACGCCCGGACGTCTTTGCCAGTGCCAGCGCCGCCGAGTATTGCGCGCTATCGCTAGGAATCTGCGGTGTTGGCGTGGCGCGCCTGAAAGCCTCATCAAGTTTGGCCTGATCCCTGAGCTGGCTACGCATCTGCGGTGTTGGCAAAGGCTTATTTATAGGTCTCTCACGATGATATTTAGCAGCTTTGGCTGCG